CGTGTAATCCCCATCAATATCTTTCTTAGGGGTGTAGGTGACTTCATACGGTGCGCCAACATCTACGCCGCGAACCGTCTTCTCGTAGTTACCGAAAAGTTTTTCGTCCATTTCAAAGCAAAGTTCAAATACTTGTTTTAACGCTTCAGCCAAAACTTGTTGCGCTGTTTTAACTTGTGTATCAAATCCACCCATAAGGGCTTCAACACCACGACCAGTAACAATGCTTCCTTGGCTTACACCTTGACGGCCTTCAGGGTAACGTGCACCCATACGCATTTCTTGGTCAAGCATTGCTGATTCTTGGAATAATCCAGGGGGCACATTTAAATCAACACGGCGAATCTTTTCTGGAGATGCGGAACGTATAGTTGCGTCAGGTCCCATTTCAAGGACGTTAACATCTGCAGGCAACGCAAATGGTGCTTGAACAGATTTCTGTGCCGCCTCAAGTTGTAATGTAGCAAAACGGGCACGTGCGACTTGTACCCACAAAACATCATCAAACTGTCCACGTTGTTGTTCATCAGAATCAACACCTGGTCTTACAGCGAAAACAACGTTTAATTTACCAAGAGGATTCTTGGCGCGTTGCAAAATGTAGTTGCCGCGTTCTGGTAAGAACAAAACTGTTTCGTGTTTGTCCATATAGCGCACAAGTTGTACTGGGCGCATAGAACCACGTTGTTCAAACTTACCAAGAATAACTGATTCATATTCTGGGAAATCGTTAACTAAATCTTGTGCGGCTTTAACATAAAGTTTTGTGTAAGAAAGCAAGCGACCAAAACGGTCAAATTCAGGATATGAATTAAAAGGATTATCTAAACGGATACGTGGAGTATTGTTATCATAATCTGCTTCAACAATGAAAGGTAGAGCACCAAAAGTAATGTAGCGGTCTGCACCGGTGAACATTTCAACTTGTAGACGTGAAGTGTCACGGTAGCCAGCAGCAATCATTGTGCGCTTGTCGGCACGTGAACGTGCACGGTCAGAAACAGCGTTAGTTGCTGAACAGTTAATAGCAGGAAGAGGTGCAATCACTTCAGCAATGTCGCGTGCGGCCACGTCAATAAAGTTTGCCACCATAGGTTTAGGGTATTCTGCTGGGAATAGCCCTGGGAAAACGTTATTGATGTTACCTTTACGAACTTCTAAAACATCGCTCCAACGAGCATCACGAGAACCGTATCGTTGTTTTAGTTGCTGATAGGCGTTAGCAATATCTTCAATCTTACGAGCCACATTAATCCTTTAGTAGGTTATTTACGTTTTTTTACTGCTTTTGAAGATTTTGCATCTTTAACACCAGCAGCGCCAAAAGGATTAATCTTAATTTTTGGTGCACCTATTGGTTTATTTAATTGATATTGTTTTTTAAACTCTTGAAGAGTAGTTTTAGGATTAGCAGCAAGTGCTTGCTTTAAAACTTTGCTTCCTATTTTTTTGTAATCTATTAATTCTTCATTATTTCTTGGTGTAGGTTTTGGATTTGGTTTTGGTTTTTTTATCATATTATTTATCTTCCCTTTGGTTTGTTTCTTGTTTTACCTTTAACATATTCATATTTTCTATATGATTCTCTTGGACCACCTGGAGTAATTTCACTTCCTGTTTTTTGTTTCTTTTTTATAATGTCAGAAGTTGTACCTTTTTTATTTAATATAGCGGCTTTACCAACTTCTTTAATTTGACGTTTAAGATTTTTAGCAGCACCTGGACCAGACATTGCATCAGCGCCACCAACTCTTCTACCAGTTCTTGGGTCAGTTTGATAAAAACCTTGTTGTGAATAAAACGCTGTTCCGATAGCAGTCAAAACATCTCTTGCTTCTCTACCGGTATTTTTTAAACGTCCATCTTTTTTTGGCTTTGGTGCCATTATTATCTCCTTAAAACCAACCAGCATTGGCTAGTCTTTGTTTTCTTGCATACTCTTCCAAATCAACAACTTGTCGTTTGGCTAAATCAATTGGTGTAGCAAAAGGGTTTCTAACCCAAGTCTTGCCATAACTTCCCTGCTGGTTCACATAATCCCTTAACTGGGTTTCAGCAAACCATAAAGCCATAGGACCATCCTGTTTATTCTTAGTACCAGGAGACCAAGTAATCAATTGTTCAATAAGTGCTTTAACGCCTTCAGACTCTGCACGCGGAAACTCAATAAGAGCATTCTTAGCCGGCTTACCATCTGGACCAAAACTGCCAAACAAAGTACCAAGAGAAGCAACACCATACTCAAGGTCCATCTTGTTATTGCCCGTATAATGTTGGACAAGACGGATACCTCTGGACTGTAGGAAAGCATTAATCTCTTCATCTTGCGTCAAAAACAATTGGAAAGCGTTCTTTTCAATAACCCAAACAGCAGGCTTATAACGCTCAGTCCATTGAAAAATTATTTCCCTGATACGTTGAGGAGTCGGTGCAGGCATACGAGAAGCATCAAGAAGATACCTACGTTTAGTGTTCCTATCACCAGAAATAGCAACCGTAAAGGTGTCACCCGACATAGCAGGGTCCATAGCACAAACGGTGTAGAAGCCTGAAGTGTCAGCAGGATAACCAGGAGCACCGGCAACAAGCGGACCACAACCTCTCATACCATTCGCAGCAGCACGAACCAACTCAGCAGAAAACACAGACTCAGATTCAACATCCTGTTGCTGATAAACCATCGCCCACGTCTTAGCATCCAAAACGCTACGACGTTGCTTTAGTCTAGTTCCATCCCATCTAGGGAAGAAACCGTCTTCATCAGGGTCCACAGGGTCGCCAGACCAAGGCCTATCAGAGCGAGGCCACAAAGTAACCCAATTCTCAGGATTCTCATCAAACTCCAAAACCGCCGGCATAGCCAAATACGTCCAAGGACTCTTACCCTCAGGGTACCTGTCATTAGTACGAAGTTCACGGTACATATCAATCGGGTCAACCCGAGTACCAACAATAAGCAACTTACCGGTAGGACCGATACGTGTTAAGACTTCCTGCTGAATCCAACGAATCTGTTTCTCGTATTCACCAGAGTTAGACAAAGTCACACAGTCATCAAGAATAATCAAGTCAGCGCGGGCACCATAAATCTGCCCACCAATACCCAAAGCCTGAAGAGTTGGGTCTTTTTCGCCGGACTCACGTTCAATATAAATCGCGTCCTGCGTCCACTTATCAGAAGTGGCTTTAAAACCGTCAGCCGGTGCAAACCTTCTCTGAAGGTCCACATAGAACGGGGAAGTCAAACGCTGCTTAACAGCGTAAAGAAATTCTTTAGCCATAGTCTGTGTCTTAGACACAACCTTGATACGCACATTAGGGTCAACACAAATACGATACGTAATATAATCAATTGACACTGTCATTGACTTGGCGTGCTCAGGAGGCATATTAACTAGCACATAGTTTTTAACACCCTGCTCAAAAAGCATAGAAGGATGCAACCAAGAAGGAGTCTTATCCTCAATAAGGTCAATAACGTTCTGCTGATGAGCAAACGTCTCAGACTTCATAAACTCTTTACGAAAATCCCTAAAAGACATTGCTTTGTCTTCATCAGAGATTTGACCACCCCTGGCCTTCAAGGCCCGGACAAGTTTAACTTCACGGTCAAAATCAGGGTCAGACTTAGTATAATAATAAAAAGTTTTAGAAGACTTACCAACAGCCTTACAGGCATCCTCAACACTAAAACCCTTGGCTATCATCTCAAGAAGCCTGGACTTAGACTCATTAGAATCAAGAGTCTTACCTGCTGCAAGTCTTAGATGGAGACTGTCCTGCTGTTTAGGCATAAGACTAGAAACTCCTCTAGGTATAGAACTGGCCCGTCATTCATATTTCATAAGGTTAAAAAATTTTTTAATTTTACCATCGGGAGCGAACCGAAGGTAGTGAGTGAGCGACCTCGCTTAACACTCGGTCGCGGCGCGAAGCCCCAAGCGGAGCGCCGCTTTCGGCCTGAAAGGCCTCAAGCCGGTAGAGGGGCGGGGCTTTAAAAAGCCCCTCTACTATATACAAGGCTGCAACAAACAAAAATGTTGCACACCCTCTTTGACCTGCGGAAACGTGAGCCTTTCTTGAGCCACCCAGGCTCAACATAGGCTCTATCTTAGCCGCCAAAAAACCACCCAACAAGGTTTAGAAAAAATATATGGGTAGAGAGTGGAGGGGTGTGTCGGCCGTATTGTTAAAACCCCCCGTCAAAGATTAGTGTAAACCTGTAGTTGAAGGTTAGGGTTGTGTTTTAGCCCCTAAATACTACTTTACATAACCTAAATTATCGGACAATCATATATTTGTAAGGGCGTTGACCTAGTTATAACGATGAAAGGGGTGACTGTCTTATGCGTATAGTTGCATATGTTTCCGAGGTATTTAGATAACCTTATGGTTATGTTATTAACGAGGGCTAACTTACCGTACCGTAACTTACCGTACCGTAGGTTACTGGGGCGTAGGTTAGGTGTCCGTTTTGTCTGTTATCAAATCGTTATCAAATCGTTATCATTTTGTTACCTATTTGACTTGACACCTCAGGGGGTGGGGTGTTATGTTTTAGTTGTGAGCCTGTAGGGGGCTCGGATTAGGGGCAATAAATGCAAAGATATTGGTCAGGTAGTAGCAAGGAAGAAAAGGAATTGTACGAGATTTTGCCTAAGGGGGTAAAGGCTCGTTTCAAGGCTGAGATAGAGACCACTAAAGTAACTTTTAATTCTTTGGTGCACGAATATCATAAGCCACGCGAAGAGGCTTATCAACTTTGGCGCAAAGAGTCAAGTGGGGCTTACAAGGCTATCAACGAAGAATATAACAAGGCGTGCAAAGAGATAGACGAAGAGATGAAAGTCTTACAAGATAAGAGACGCGCGCTATATGAACAATATGAAGAAAAGCAAAATGTTGTTCACGCTACAATTAGCAACTTTAAGCCTTATGTTGAGGCTTGTGATGTTGCTAAACCTAAGATTGAGGCACTTAAAGAGGCTGAGGCTTTGGCTTTGGCTCGCATTATGTCTAAGTATCAAAGAAAAGTAGTTCAGGCTTAGTTACTTGACGATAGCCCTCAAGGCGTGATAGTTTTGAGGGTGTTCGTCTAGTCATTAGGGACTAGAAATAGATTAGGGATAGGTAATGATTACAAAGGAAAGAACAGAGAAAGAGAAAGAAACACAAAGGGCGCAAGAGTTTCTATGTGCCGTATTTGCTAAGCAAGAAAGACCAATAGCGTACACAATTCTAAAGAGTGTGTCTGCCTCGGGTATGTCTCGCACTATGAAAGTGGTGACCTATGATGACGGGCGTGTCCTTGATATAACTTGGTGGGTGTCTTTGGTTTCTGGTGTTGGCACATTGACCGAGAAGAACGGGCAACGGGTGTTGCGTGTTGGTGGGTGTGGTATGGATATGGGCTTTCACCTTGTTCACTCTTTGGGTATTGCTTTATATGGTTTAGAGGGTGGCTACAAGATTAGCCAAGAGTGGCTCTAATTCGTTAAGTTTAGCCCCAATCGGTGAGCGTTGGGGTTATTCTTAATCGCTTAGGGTAGGCGATTAGTTAGGGAAAGGGTAAGTAAATGATTGCAGAAAAGAATTACGAGGGCGCGTGGGTTGTGTCCGATATTGTCGGGGGTTATTGGGTTAGCCGTAGGTATTACTATTACAGCAAGCGCGAGGCTTTGGCTATGTTTAAGGCTGAGGTGTTGTCTAATGCTTAAAATAAATGAGAATATCTGGGTGTATAAATTGGACGGGGGCGCGTGGGCTGTTGCGCTTAATCCTAAGAGTAATTGCCAGATATGGCATTTTAAGACTAGAGAACGCGCTATGAATAAGGCTAATGAATTAAGTGGGGTGAGTGTTAATGCGTAACGATAGCGCGCGATTGACCCCACGGGGTGAGTTATTCGTTGATGTGGTGACGGCGCTCTTATTCGTAGGGATGTCAT